AAAAAGGGTCGCCGTCGTCGCCGGTCGAGCCTGGTCGACCCCCGCCCCCCCTGCCTTCCGGTTTACAGAGTCAAATCCCATTCCATTTGACCTGTGTTGTATTGCGTTATTGCCAAGGTGCTCAAGCTCAACGGCTTGCAAGGGTCGGTCAAACAAAGCGTGACGGAATGGCCGGTTTGGTGCTCGGTGAGCCACGATTGACGGGCTGGAACGGGCTGCCGGGCACGAGCTGCGGGGCTGTCGCGGGTGCGCGCGGTGATTGTATACAATCTGAGGGCCGTAACGAATCGAAATCCCTACTACGGCACTAGGGTATTGCGCACGCTCTCCCGCTCTCCGCTCTCCCGCACGCACGCACCGCGCGCGCTCCGGTCATCACGTCACTCGCGAGCTCCCGAGCCGTCACGCTGATGTTGCTTTTTGTCGCTTATGCTCACTTTTTTATTGCCATGCTATATCGGAGCGACTAACTTTGCCCTCGTTAGTCAACCTTAACTTCACTTAACCTTATGACCATCGAATCCATGAATTCCCTCGAATACGCTGCGTATGTGCGGCTTGCGCTGCAATTATTCTCCGCCGGCTGCTTTTTGCTAGCCGTAACACTAGCAGCCTCAGCCATTAAGGACGCCAGAAAGTAACACTCAGCAACCTAACAAACTAAAAATGAGACACAAGACACCAACAACTTGGAAGAAAGCGGTTGTAATCAACAGAGCATCAATCGGATGGCACGTTATTGATCCGCAGGCGATCCGTTGCGCCAGTATCCACGGCGCGCCAACTAGGCGCGAGTGTGCCGATTGGATACGCGGCTCAAATAAATATCGGCTTTGCAGCAAGTAAACCAAACCAAACCAAACACACCATTCATGATCATGAAAGCCCCAAGCATCAAAACACTGTGTGAAAGCCTTTACATTGACAAAGACAAGGCAAAGCTAGTTCGTGGATTAATCAAAAAGGAAGTCAAAACAATTGACGAAAGCAGGTTCCCGGAAACCTTCAAATGGGTGCAAGCTTGCTATAATCGCCCCAGCTGGGTGGAAAGGGTGCTTTCGTGCTTTAATGAAATGCTTGAAGGTCACGGAGTTGAAGCGATTCAGGGCGAAAGCTTTCGGTTTCCTTTGATGGCATACGTCAATACTGGCGAGACTTACCAGCCAACCCTTCTTTTTTGCTATAAGTCACAAACCTTTCGCGTTCAATCTTGGGGCGATTATGTAGAGCAATTGAGCTAGGTTCCCACACTGCGCCTCTTTCGGGGTGCGCAGTAGGGAGCAAAGACGCTCCGTTTAAACAAACTACAAAAATGAATACACCACAAAACACAATCGCAGTCTTGGTAAACTACGTCGGCGCAACCAATACCAAGGGCGCGCGCATTAAGCTTACCCTACCGCTTTGGGAAAAGCGCGCTTGGTTATCCTATAACTACGAAGAGCGAGATGCTGAAGCTGGCGCGCTTCGTTGGTTTGCGGATGCTAACCTTCACCCGATTGCCCGCGCTTGTAATGGTGCGCAAGTGATTCTGCTTTTCTCGTTTAATGACGCTGAATCAATTCGCGGACTGTTCTAACCAACACAACAACGCAACACACTACAAAAAACACACTTATGAACGCACACAAATCTTATTGCCTCCACACTATCGGACGCGGCATCTACCGCAGAGCACACTTGCTAGGTTTATCCTTACCAATCGGCTTTCAGCGCCGTGAATTGCTTGGAATCTCAAATGACGCGAAAACTGTGAAGGGCGAATCCTTCGGCTTCCTTACCGGAATTCTCTACCTTGCACCCTTGGACTTGGGTGGATTCGGAAACGTATGTCCCTTTGCTTCACCGGGGTGTTCGGCTGATTGCCTTAACTCAGCTGGGCGTGGAGCATTTAATTCGGTTCAAAAGGCGCGCAGAGAGAAAACGGCGCTTTTCTTTAAAGCTAACCAAAGCTTTCTCTGTAACCTTGCTTTGGACATTCACGCTTTGCAGCTTAAAGCCAACAAACTCGGGTTGCGTCCGGTGGTGCGCCTAAATGGGACGTCCGATATTGCTTGGGAAAAGCTGAAGGTTAATGGGTTAAACCTTATGGACCTTTTTCCGAGGGTTGCGTTTTACGACTACACCAAGAATCCCAAGCGCGCTTTAGACAACGCTAAAGGCCTTCACCCAAAAAACTATCGCTTGGTGTTTTCCCGTTCGGAAACAAATGAAGCCGATTGCAAGCGGGTTCTTGAGGCGCGCGGAAACGTGGCCGTGGTGTTTCGGAAAACGCTACCGAAACGGTACCTGGGCAAACGGGTTATTGTCGGTGATGAATCGGATCTTCGCTTTTTGGACCCTAAGGGTTGCGTGGTCGGGTTAACCGCCAAAGGCAAAGCAAAGCGCTCCACATCCGGGTTCGTTGTTTCCATCTAATCTCATGAAAACCTTCTCTCTTACTACCGCCATTTGCCAGCTCTACCCTATCGTGGCGCGCTTGCATGTGTCCGACACCTATACCAGCGCTTTTCGGTACGTTAGGAGCCGATTCAAGCCGAAGGCATGGAAAGCGCTTTCCCGAGCCGATAAACGCACGCTTTATATTGCAACCGTGCGGCTCCACTTGGAAAACCGCGCGCTTTATAGGAACGTCATGCGTGGCATGATCTAACCCGCCATACTCAGGCCCGCTGGGTTTTCCCGCCCAGCGGGTTCTCTTTTGCTCGGATCCGAGCTGGCTACCGCGGGCACTTTGGCGCGCTTTTGCCATACTGCGCACCAGCACACCCATGCGGCGGCGGTTCCGTGTCGCCCAGGTGCGTTTCTATTGTGGCTTTCCCGAGGCAAAAACCTTTTTTGAAATTTGAATTTAGAAAACCAATTTTGATTTTCAATTCACCAATACCATTTTGATTTTGAAATCTGGAATCATAAAACCAAATTTGATTTCAGATACACAGAACCAAAACCAAAACACACACATGAAAACAGAAACCATCATAAAAGCCATTAATGCACTCCCTCGCGGCGCTGCACTCTCCGAGCACTTCGCCTACGTCTTCCACCAAGACGACGATCCCGCTCAACCTGCACAGTTGCTCATAGACGTTGTCGGCTGGCGCACTAACAGCCAGAGGGCCGAGGATGAGCGTTTCCGCGACTTAAGCGACTTGTTGCACGCCATCGAGGCGCTGCCAGGCGTTGCCAGCGTTGAGCAAGTTGGCGACATCGACCACGAAAACGGTCGCGGGTGGACTTATGAAGTGACACTCGCTTAACCATCAACCCAACCCTACATATGAACTACCTAAGCCAATCCAAGGAAAAAGCAATACTCTACAAAATCCAAAACGAGTGGGTGCTGGAACTCATTTGTGACCTGAGCTGCTCTTATTCAAAAGGCTTTGCGACAGCCAAGCAGGCCAAAGAATTTGCGCGGGCGAAGCGCATAAGCGTAAAGCGTGCTGCTAACTGCGACAGTTAACCCACTCACCAATGACATACCACACTATCGCAACCAACGCAGCCCTTTGGGCTGAGTACACGGACGACGAACCCTTCACTGGCACGCTGGCGCAGCGGATTGCGTATTTGGAGGTGCTATTCCACTACGAAGCTCAAGATAACGAATAATATGAAAACCTACAGAGTCAAAATTATTTCACGCTACGAAGACGGTACAGAGGAGGAAGTCATGCACGTTAGTGCGTATGATGCCGAACACGCAGAGGAAAAGGCCTTTGAGCGTTGCGGCGGGCCAGATGGCCACTGTGGCAACGTGACATTCCACGCTACGCTGCTCAAATCCCGTCAAATTCCACGGGGTTAATTCCTCCCAACTCCACGCACCTCTGACTGCGTGCGCTTAAGCGCGGTGAGCAGCGTAGCAAGCTGCTTCGCCAGCGTAACCTCGCGCTTATGCGCCATCGCATACATGCGTTTCCACTTCGCGGCTTCCTGCGCGTAAAACTCTGCCTCTTCCTCTAAGGCTTCGCAGTCTTCGCACATAGCAATTCGCTTTCGAGCCGAGCAATCCTGACGTGCTGCGCCTGGATCACGCGCCAATACCGATCGGTAAGATCGCGCAGGTCTAGCACCTCGTTTGCCAGGTCAATCCCGCTCGGTAAAACCAAATTTGAATTTGAAATCTTCAAAAGCAATTTTGAATCTACCTTGAAATTCGGAAGGCTGACTTCCGATTTACAAGGTTGCTCTGCTATTGCGTCACTCGTTTTCAATCGTTCCAGCATGATCTTGTGCTTTCGGCGGCTTAAGGGCCGCCATGAAAGCGGCAGAGATGTCCTGGTTGGTATGCAAGTGGACGTGCTGGTGCAGCGCATCCGGCACCTTGTTCTTCTCCAGAGCAGCATACTTATCTAGCGTGATCCCCAGCGCCAGCACAGCGTCCTTCGCGGACATCTCCGGCATAAGCTCCATGACTCGCTGTGCAGCACCATCGATCACGGACTGCAGCTTGGCCTTCAAGTTCGTGTTGAAGTACGCATTGCGAAACTGGCTATCCATATCGAGCGCACTCACCTTGATCTCGTCCACACTCCGCTCACTGATGCCAAGCTGCATCGCAATCGCCCGGCTGTGCTGACCCGTGATAAACAAGTCGAGCACCTTCTTCTGTATCTCTGGCGGGATGCCAGCGAGTGCACCCTGACCGTTGACCTTTTCCATGACTACGCCTGGCACATGCTTCTCGATCTTCACTCCACTCAGACCAGCAAGCTGCCGTGCCCTGCTCTCTGGGGAGCGGTACACGGCGTTGCGCTTTTTGCGTTTCGGGTTGTCGCTCACTCTCGCTCCTCCATGAAAGACAAGTCCTCAGCCGTGATCCCGGTGATGTCACCAAATGCAGCCTCGCGGATGGCCTGGAGCTGCATGTAGTAGTGATCGGCCTTGAGGGCGATCTTGAGCTGAATATCAGCCTCAGCTTCCCGCTCCTTTTTCAAAATTTGAATTTCATTTTTCAATTTTGAAATCTCTTCCTCCGCCTGAAGCAAGAGCATCTCTGTGGCTATGGCTTGTTCTGGTGTCATTTTTGTTTAACGTACTCTATTCCTGCTGCGTCGAGAAGCGTATACAGCCGTTTCGCCTCATCTTTCCACGAATGCTTACGCTCGATTAACGGCATACCAACCAGCGCCCGCAGCCTGTTCATGGCCTTCATGCCAACCCAGATAACCTGTTGGTTGTGCTCAAGTGCGTAGCGAAGCTGGTCTGGATTGCGTATGTTGAGCTTTTCGATGTAGCGGGCCATTTTGAAGTCGAGGGGCGCACAGCCGCTGAGTTGCTCCATGCGGTACACCCACAACTTGCGTCGGTTCTCAAACGGCCTCATTTCCGAGTCTCCTCGTGTTTAATCGCATCCCACATGCAATCAGCCTCTAGCTGGTGATAGCGAGCCAACAGACGCAGCACGCAGATGGCTGTCGTGTCCTCGTCGCTCTCGGCAAAGTTTTCAACATATGATGCGATACGGGACAGCATCTGTGAGTGTTCTTTAAGTTTCTCGATGTTGTCGCTCACTTTTGCACCTCCTTTTGGCACTGGCATTGACATGTGATTGACCGTATCCAAGCGACTTTCCATTTAGTTCCGAAGTAGCACATCACAAGCAGCACGACTATAAGCACGGCCTTACTCATTGCTGCACCTCCTTCACCATTTCGGTGGCATCACCAGATTGGTCCTCCCACTTGCCTAGCGCACGCAGGAATGCCTCTGCCCGTTGACGGGCTGTGGCGTGAAAGTAATGCTGTCCTTTCGCGGAAACCAACCGCTCAATGTGGTAGGCCATAACAAACATGTTAGCATCAGTCAACGTGTTCTCCGCCTCATGCATGGCGTTGAGGTCCGTGCAGTAGTTTGGACAATCTACCACCCACCCATCTCCACTTTTGTAAAACTGGCTATTCCCCAAAACCAGTCTAGGCGAAATTGCATCTGCAATTGCCGCGTTGATTTGGGCGTCGGTCATTTTAGTGATTCTAGTATGTTTTTTATTTGATCGTTCATCGTTGAAAGCGAGCCTTTTACCTCTCCCTTCCAGTTGTTTATGTGCCCGCAGTAAACTTGACATTCTGCGCCACTATCCAGATATCGCTCCAGTCTAAGTAGCGTGTCAGTTAGCTGATGCACCTTGTCGCGTATTGACTTTTCGTCGGTCATTGGTTCACCCTGTTTACAGTTCTAAAATGCGTTTCCAATGTTTTAAAAACCTTCACGCACATAACTAGCTCAATGTGTTCATTTACATTTACGGTTTTTGTTGTGTCAGCCCATGCTCCGTATGCTTGATCTCGATCGGAAAATTCACCAGAACACCAAAATTCCCCATCTGCATCTCTTCTTCCAATCATGTAAGTAACAATTTCGTTTGTCATGGTTTGTAAATTTTATCCATTAATTGTCTCGCAAGTGCTTCCACTTTTATTTTGTCATAATCGATTTGCGATTGAACTCTGTTAAACAAAGCCTGCAGCTTACTTAGCCTTCTTTGCTTCTGTTCCAGTTTCTTTCTAGCGTTAATGTAAGCAGTCTGTTCTTCGGTCATACTTCGTAAGTCTCCCACTCCTCCGAGAGTAGCTCGTCTGCACCTAAGCGCGGATTGAGATCAGCAGGATCGCTCGTGTAATAGAGCTTCTCCCATGTCTTTCCGTTCTTATCCAGCTTACGCTCAAACCTGAGCAGCCCGATATACGCGCCCCTCCACATAGGGAGTCTGATGCCAATCTTGTGCGGCTGTTCAAGCATAGCTTTAAATGCCTCGCAGAACCGCAGTCTGTTTTGGATGAGTTTCATTTCGCCGCCTTCTGTGTCAGCTTATACGCCTCTGCCAAGACAAGGTCAGCGTCAAGCAGTGCAGCCCGGTCTTGCGCAGATGCTGAGTTAGCGTCGTAGTGACTCAGCAGCCTATGCTTGAGCTGCTCGATCGCTGATGCCGCCTGTACGGCAAGATGCCTGTGCATGATAAGCTCGGCCTTAAGGTTGCCGATCATCTCGGCCTGGCGGTTGTGTGCGTCCATGTATTGTTGTAGTTGTACGCTCATGCTGCGAATTTGACTCCCATTCGACGGTGTGCAGTCTTGTTCTCGTACCCGATGCTGATTAATGCATCGATCATCTCCTCGTTCGAGGGCCACATTTCCTTGCGAAAAGTGCTAGGATGTGCTCGGAGCCACATGTCCATTTCCGGCCAACGGTTCGGCACCGTCTTGTCTGCAAAGTAATCCCACCACACGATTTGCGCCACAAACACTTGCAACTTCACCGGCAGTTCCATGATCCGGCTCTGCCATTCCCGTGGATCGATCTTGCGCAACCTGCCCACCCAGCCGTTCGATTGTTTCTTTCTGTTTCTGATTCTCATGTTTTAATTTGTTATTTTCTTGTGTGAGTACATGGATGCGCTCCATGAGCGATTCGATTAATTGAGCACTCATTCTCGGTCGAGGATGTAGCCCAGCGCCAATGCTAAAATGCTTAGTATAGCAATAGCAACTTGTATTTTAGGTGGGTTCTTCATTCTTCTTTTGGCTTTCTTTAGCATCACACTCGGAACAAAACCAGTCTCCCCAAAAGTCTTGAGTTAGATCTTCTCGGCAGTACCAGCAGACTGGATGCTCGTCCTTAGGATCGCTATCACCTGGATATCCCGTGCTGATCATCGGCGACCTCCGTTGTATTCGTACATGGCTGATACCGCAAACACGGCGCTTGAGATAAACAACGCAAGCAGCACAACTGCTTCCCACAGTTCTTGTGCGAAATAGGCGATGGCTAGTCCGTCTAGAATCGCCAGTGTCGCAAACGCCCAGAGGTAGGGCAGTGCTTTGTTTGAGTTGTCGGGTTCAAGTTTCATATATGACTGGTAGTGTTTTACTTTATTCATTGTGGAATGTTGCAGTTTTGCCGTGGAAGCGCAGATTTGCACTGACGCCACACGGACCGTTTCTCTGGATGGGTATGCCAATCTCGCGGAACTCTGCGTCATCGGACAGCTTTACAACCATCACGGCTGTAGCGTCTTGTCCGATTGCGCGGCTCTCGCGAGCTTTGCCCTGTTCATTTAGTTGCGTAATCGAGATGACTAAGCAACCTAATTCGATGCCAAGCAGTCGCAGGCTCCGGCTGACTTCGGCCACCTCACGCTCGCGGCTGCTATCCTTCCCGAGGTCGCATCGCACGAGCTGGATGTAATCGACGAACAGGACGCCCAGACCGTCCGGCGACTTTGCCATAGCCCGTGCCGTGGCGCAAATGTTCGCGATGTCGTATAGGTCGTCGCGGATCACCAGACGGCTGTTGTTGAGCTTCTGGATGGCATTGTGGACGCCCCGGATGTCGCGCTCATGCTTTGCACCCTCAGCGAGGGTACGCAGGCTGACGCTGCCGAGCCGAGCAACGAGCCGGTCGATGATCTGGTTTGCGGGCATCTCAAGCGAGATGACGAGGATTCCTTTGTTCATCGCAATCCGTTCATGGGTCTTGCCGAGGTGTGCGAGTGCTGCCCGGTGTACGGTTCCAGCACATACTTCACCTCGATAAGATCCGTCGATTGATTCTCCGGCAGCAGCATGAGTTGCTCCATTTTCGAGCCCAGTGCATCCTTTGCGCCAATCGCAACGATGTCCTGCGTCTTCTTGGGGCGCGGCAGCTCCACGTTTTGCAGCACGTTAGTGCGGCGGATGAGTACCCAGTCGCTCATGGCTGCGCCTCCTCTTCTTGCAATAATGCGTCTTTTGCTATTGTCCAATAAAAATCTCGTGTTACTGGCCAGTCAATTTTACTGATTTTAAGAAGAGCATTTTTCATTCTTTGAAGCGACTGCAACTCTTTTGCTTGGCTTGCAACTTTAAGCCTTAACTTTTCAATTACTCCAAGTCCAAATTCGTATTCACGCCAAAGCCTCGCATTTTCAGATCGAATTGATTGGCAGTCTGAGCCTTCCCATCCATTTCCTCCGCAGCATTTGCAAATGTTAGCACTCACTTTTGCCCCTCCTCCCATTTGCCCAGCGTCCGAAGAAATGCTTCTGCACGTTGACGAGCTGTGGCGTGCCACATGTACTGTACTCCTCCGCAAACTTTGATTAAGTTGCCATCGTACAGTTCTGGGCAATCAAACACCTTCTCCGCCTCATGCATAGCGTTGAGGTCACCACAGTAGTTTGGGCACGGCTCCCAAACTGGAAAAACACTTAGCTTTCGGTCGTAATCTTCGGTATTGCGTCTTGCTCGATCAAGGTACTCTTGAGCTTCAAATGCACTAATAAAATTAATTGCCTTCGGCAAAGCCTTTTCGGACTCAGCAATTTTCCAACTATAAACGCGCGAAATCCACCCACACGCTTTAGCAATTCGCTGATTGATTTGTTCGTCTGTCATTCTGTCTCCTCCCACTTGCCAAGTGTTCGCAAGAATGCCTCCGCTCTATCTCTGGCAGAAGCATGAACTTCCATTAACTTAAAATCAGTTACCCAGTCTTTTCTGTTATGTAAATGCCAAACGTAGGTGTGAATTTGCTCATAACCTTTCAGCGTTTTCTCCGCCAGATGCATCGCGTTAAGATCGTTTGCACAGTCCCACAGTTCGTCGCAGGTGCAGTCAATTCCGTTGGCCGTCCATACATAGACGCCGTCTTCCTTGCGCCAGCCCATCGCGTCAGCCATCGCCACATTAATCTCGTCGTCGCTCATGCCCACACCTCCCAATCCATTGCAAGGATATCCCCGGGTTCTAAAGATATATGTTTTTGGCCAAACTGAATTTGCTTTCCTGATTCCCATGCTTTTCTCCGTATAAAACCCTTTTTGTGTTTGTTTAATCTACCAAGGGCAGGTTCAATTGAGTGATCAGAATATGTGCATCTCGCTGGCGGCCAGCCTTCCCAATCGTCTTGATGCACCAACTCAGCCCAATCAAGAAAAATTACAGTTGAGCCCAGAGGCTTATAAGCATCTAGGCAGAATACTGAACCTTCTGCCCAGCCTTTTCTGCGAACAGTCCAACCTTGAGCTATACTATCCAGTAGTTCGTTTCTTGGTATGTCTCTCATATTATGCTTCCTCCCATCTTCTTGGCAGCATCACGCGCATCGTTGGTGGACCGGGCCACACATCTTGGTCAAGGCACAGCTTGTACTGCGACAAAGTGACGTCCAACTGGTAGTTGGCCAAATCAATCAACTCGGTTGACGCCTTCACCCACTGCGAGAGATGGGGCGCTTGCATATCGACGACGAGAAAGTAGAAGTCAATGTCCTCTTGGCCAGTGATCCGCTCCAACCCGTAGGTGTACCAAGCGGCCTGCTTGTCATAACCAAACCCAAAAAACTTGTGGCCGAATTTAGACCAGTCGCTGGTCGTCTTTAGATCCACAATAGCCGGACGGCCCTTGATCTCGGTGATCATGTCGGGCCTGCCCTTGCACTGCACACCGTCACGCTCCCAAAACATAGACGCTTCAATGATCTTGTTAGCCGTGACCATCTCAAGCAACGGCTCGACAGCCGCACAGGCACCCTCGACACGCGCCCCTTCGTCCTCGTTAAGGATGACCTTACCAAGGTTCTCTTGGCAGAAGTTCTCCCATGTCAGCTTGCCTTCTTTCGTGCGCCGATCACAAGCTGGAGCGATGGCGTAGTCACAGCGGCCTTCCAGCGCCAAGCTGTGGACGAGCGTGCCGAGTTCCATCTCGCGGGATGGCTTCCATTCCTGCGACTCTTTCCACTTGTAGTAACTTGGACAGACTGCGAAAGCGTCCAGGCTGTGTTTTGATAGACCGTGAGTTCCACGGTACTTTGTCATTTCCCAATCGTAGTGTATTTCGTTTTTCATTTTGTTACGGGTTGATTTCAAGCGCACCGCAGCCAACGATTCTGCCAGCTCCGTCGCGGATGAGTTTTGTTGGACTAGCCAAATCTTTCCTGTGCGGCAGCGCAGTGCGCACATAGCCTGGCACGATGTAAAGTACACCTTTGATTGGATCAGGCAGGTTGCTCACGCGAGCGTCCTTGCAGCACATAATGGGGACACCATCGATGTCATCCACCTTGCTTAGGTGCGAGTGTACTTTGACTGAGTTTCCACTAGGCTCAACGATGCCATAGCCAGTGATAACTATGTCGTGAGGGGTGAGGTTGATAAGCTTATTCATTTATTAAGTTTGCAATGATGTTCAGCGCCAGCATGGTTTTGCCGGACTTGGTTTCGCCACCGATGACGACAAAGTCTCCGTAGCGTATCGGGCAGATGTTGTCGATAGCGGAGTAGCCGGTCTTGATCCGCATAGATTCATCGTCGCCTGTCTCGTAGCGAGTCAGCGCATTAAGCAGGAGCGCCTTCGTATCCATGACTTTCGGTGGAGCCAGCTCACGAGACAGGCTCTCGACCTTCATCACTACATCGCTTAACAACTCCGGCGTCTGCTGCGTCTGGTCGCCAATAGCCATGAGCGTCTCGTAAGCGACATGCTGCAACGTGCGGCGTTTGGCTGTGGACTTCACAATCTCGATGAGATCGCCAATGGCTGATGCTATTGGCATGAGCGTGTAAAGCTCGCTCAGTTCGTGGAATTGCACTTGCGGCAGTGTCTCGCGCACCTTCTCAAAAACTACACGAATCTCTGACGAAGCGTTGCGGGACTGCTGCTGCAAGATGATCTCGCATACCCTGTGACTGAGCGGATCGAAGATGTCTGCCACCTTGAAGTTCTTCTCCGAGATGTGATGCAAGAACACCTCGGGATGGTTTAGCGCAATCGACGCTATGCCACGTTCAGCCTCGCTCGCGGTCGGCACCACCGTGTCGGGTGGCAACTCTACAGGCTTGCGCCTACCAGCTTTCTTGGGCGTTTCCATTTGATGCCATTAAAGTGTCGCGCTTGAGAAGCGTCTTGATCGGTGTACGCACCATGGATGATGCACGGGATAGCCACCCATTCAGGTAGCGTCCCATGCCGCGGGGAGTCTTGCGCCGCTTAGGGTCAGCTTCTAACCAGGCGTGAGCCTTTAATAGCTCCTGCTCCACGGTCTTCTCGCCGTAGATGATGACCAGATCTTTCATCAGGCCGGGAGGCACCTGCCAGTCTTTTCCGTCTTGAGTCTGGAATGTCATGTTGTACATGCTCATCGTCTTGCCTGACTCGGGGTCCTGGCAAAGCTCGTCCACCATTTCCTTCACGGACGTGTAGCGTTTCCCAGTTGGTTCAAGATCTTTGTTGCTCGGAAATGCCGGTGCTGTCTTGTACTTCCACATGGCATCCGCCAAGTCCTGCGCAGGCTGTACCGGCTCAGGTGTCACAGGTGACTCTGGCTCGCTAACGATCTGGCACGGCTCCTCAAGAGGGACGACCAGCTCGACTTTGGTTCCACTAACATATGTTATATTGATGCTGATATTCATAAAATGTGCGCGTTGTGCAGTCGCGCCCCTGCTGTGTGCAGAAGCTGTCTAGTCTCTCCCAGTGTCACGCCTAACTGGCAACTGGCGTTCGATCTGTACTAGTATTCGTGCGGTACAGCCACACTCACCACTCATCGACCGAGATTCCCCGGTCCTTGCTCGCCGGAATCCAGCGGGGTAGGTGTCACAAAATCGGATGGTATTCTCCTTTGCAGGCATCCATTCCTTCTCGCAATAACTGGAAAAAGAACTGGGCATCCATAGTTACCTTCCAATAGCTTCTGCTCTTTTTGTGAGCAACAATGTAAGGCTTGACTCCCCGATCACGATCGGCCTGCGAGCAGGCTTTCTCAAGATTTAGAGACTCAACGAACTTAACCTCCATGTGAAGGTTGCGTAGTTCGTCACATATAACATCTGGGCTGTCAGATCCCCCAGAAAATTGCTGGCCCCGCCTTGCGGTGAAGCCAGCTCCCCTGAGCATGTCGCGCCAGAGACGTTCTCCACGCGCTCCCTTAGCTCGGCTGTTTATTTTGGGCATCGCGCTTAAGCTTTAGCCAGTGGTTAACTTCCTCCATTGAGAACCGCAGACAACGTGCGCTGATGCGGTGATGAGGGATCTTGCCCTCCCTCGCCCACTTCAGCACGGTCTGGAGTGATACGTTTGCCATTTCGGCAATTTGTTTAGCCTTTACCATTTGAGATCGTCCTCCTCAAGTTCTGCGGGTTCTTCTTTAGCCTGCTTAACCTGCGCAGATGGAAACGCCTTAGCATACCCTGCCCTGTCTGCACTGATGAACAGGCTGGTAGCGATAGCTTGAAGATGTTCAGGACTAAGTGCCTTAACTTCCTTGCCAACCCACTCGGCTGCCTTGATAGCTTCAGCCATAAGCTGTGCAGCCTGGAAGAGCGCACGCTTGGCGTCCGCCACAGTCAGCGACACAGGCGACGAAGCCTGCACCGGCTTACGCGGGCCTGCCACTGGTGACGCGCCGCTTGCGTCGTCGATGATGGCTGCTTTGTCCGTGACCTTCAGCTCGTTCTCGCCGGAGTGCGTGCTAGTCTTAACCGACAGACCATCGAGTCCCTTCTTTCCGGGCTGTGACTTCAGCGTCACCATTTGCCCCTTGAGATCGCTCATCTCGTCAGGGATCCAGAATGAAGCCTTAGCCTCACCTGTGCTGTCTTGAATAACGCAGTTCTGTACGCGCCATTCACCGAATTTGCCCTGCCCAGTCCGGGGAGGGTAGACCGTCTTGATTGTCACTCGCATCTCCCCAATGACGGATCCGTCAGCAAGGTTAGCAAGATCTGCGATTGTTGCTACTTTCATTTTTGTTAAGTTTCATCGATGGACCATCCACCGAATGCCAGCAACCTACACGTTGCTTTTCTACGCGCAACTACTTTTTTGCACGAATTTCATCATCATCGTCATCATCCTCATCATCACACTCTTCTGACCAAGAATGTTCTAGCACACGTTCTTGGTGCATAAGATGGATGTGGCGATCACGAGCAAAACGGTTGCCCCAACCGGCCTCGTAGCGATCCGTGTTGTCGTTATCGAGTTCGTTCTGCGCCTGCACCAAAATCTCGCCGCACTCAAAGTACTCAGACAAAATGTCTTTTGCGCGTTGTATGATGGCTTGGCGTTCAGATTCTTGCGGGCTCATAGCTTGTAATGTACCGTTGGGATAATCCTGCCGTCACACGTTTTGTGCAAAAATGTCTGTGCGGCAGCTTTATTTCGCTTAAGCACATTACGCGCCGCAGTTCTACCCATGTTCAGGCGTTGAGCGATTTCAGTGAGCGTGTACCACCCTGGAGGAGCATACTTTGTGTGCAGCTTTTCAGCAAGCTGCGCGAGCCAGTCCCCCTTTACACGGGGAGCCGGAAGCTTCCGTCCTTTGTTTCTTTTGTCAGCCATACAATTGTCTCGTTGTCAGTATATTCGCCCCACGCCCAACCTCGACTCCATGCGGTGGTTGCGATCCTATTCTCCGCATAGCCAGCCATTTCGGGATCTCCCAGCCATCCAACAGAGTAGCCAGTCACCCCTTTAATGCGCCGACCTTCAGCGATTTGTACACGGTGAATGTGGCCCATGACAAGTTTAGTGTACTTGCCGTGGCACATTCGCTCGGCGGAATCACGCAGCGCGTTCTCGCTGTGCAGATAGCCGTGTTGAAATAAAGCATCACCTAAACCAACAAAGCCGGTCTTGAGCTTGTAGTCATATACTTTGCACTTGATGGCCTTAGCTCGGTCGTGGATCTGGTGATAGACACGAGTCGCCAGCGCGGAGATGATTGCTTTGGGGTGGCTCATTAGCGTCACCAGCCGGGCCTCGTGATTGCCGAGCAGATAGTGTTGGGGACGCAGTGCGGAAATAAACGCCAAACCGTCGTTAAGGTCAGCCTCGGGATCAACCGCTGAGTCAGCGTTGTCGTTTGTCAGCGCCCCGGTGCGGAGGCATGTCATATCGATGGCATCACCGAGATGCAGCACCGTGTCCGGCTTCCATCGATCACGAAAGCGAAGGACTTCCTTGAGTACAGCCTGATCGGCCATGAAGCCGTGGCTGCATGATACCGCAAGGAAGCGTTTCCACTTCCGTGTGATGTTAGCCATGAGAGCTATTTGCGCTTGCGGGCAGCCTGTTGTTTTGCGGCTTCTTTCTGCACGCTGTAAGCAATGGCAAGAGCCTGCTTCCTTGGCTTACCTGCGCCAAGTTCAGCCTTGAGGTTCTGTGTGAATGCTTTATCGGAGGCGGAGTGCTTGAGTGGCATATGGTTATTTCTTTGAATACTTCTTTCTCGCAAACTGAATGGCTTCTTCTTTGGTCTTAAAGACTCCTTCTACGTTTCTTGTTGGGCCAAATACTTTAAACTTATTGTTTGGAGTAGACAGAACGCGAATATTAAACTTCTGATCGCTTATACTAGTTATCCCATTAATGTCTTCTTCAATAGTGTTAGCAGGATCAAAGATAACATTACCAGCAAGATTGCGATTTGACGCTGCCAGTGCAGCCATAATCCATTTCTTCTTGGCTTCTGTTCCAAACGGAATGGCTGTGTTCTTTGTCAGCTTGCTGAATGCGGCGCTCTTTGCCAACCGGGCAGCAGACTGCTCTGTGATGTTTGGATCTGTGGCGGCCTTAACTGCAAACTCTATAAACTCTGGGCTGTGAATTAAGTTTGCAAAAGCAGTTCTAATCTCTGGCTTGGTTCCAGTGATTATGCTTGATAACTTGCTAGCCATGCCAGCCCCCAATGCTGCGCCTGCTGTTTGGCCTAGTGGGCCTATAAAACTTCCAGCAGCCCCGCCAATTACAGCTCCAGCAATTGGACGGCCAGCTCCGTTTATAAGCTGTTCAACAAATCGTTCAGCTTGCATCGAATCAAAGAACTCTTGGTTTGCTTTACCAGTGTGCAGCAGGTTTGCCTTCATTTTGGCAATTCTGTCACCAATAGTTGCAACGCCTTCGATGATGCGAATGTCTGCCGGAGTTACGCCTGGAGCTTGTTGGATTTTCTGCCAGATAGGAGCTTGAGTCTTAAGTCTGCCAACCTTTGCAGCAAAGTCACTGAACGACAATTTCCCAGCCTTGTCTGATGTAGCATTCATCAAAGAAGACATAAGCACGGTCTTCTTTAGGTCGTCTGGCACTACATTAAGCAGCTTTTCAATTGGAGCAGTATTTCCTTTTGCACCAGAATTGATGGCGCTTCGCATTAAATCCGCAAGACTGCCAGTGTTGTCACTACCAAATCCTTCTATGATTCGATCATTGATATCACTTGCTTGTTTCCACAAATATGAAGCTTGTTCAAAATCAAGCAAGTCATCTGGGCCTGCATGTTTGGCTATGATGTTGCGCTGATCTGCATTGAAAGCAGCATACAGCTCGCTCTTTGCTTTTCGCTCCATGTCGGCAAAGTCGTTTTTGCCAAAGCCGCTAATTGCCTCTCCAAGCTTGGCCTTTTCGCGAGCAACCATCCCGTAAGTAATGTCGCCATCCTGCAACATCTGATATAATCGACGCTCGGCAGCTTCCATGTTGGCCACTTTGCCGCCAGCAATATCTTTTGCTTTCTGCAACTGAGCGCGTAAAGACGGCAACTCAACAGGCGTTGTTGCTGGAATTTTTTGGTCTAGCTCCTTGTAAATCTTTCCAGCCATGCTTCTATTTTGATCTCGTTGAGATCCAAGAGATGCTTTAACATTTTCAGAAACCGCCGCCAGATCTGGTGATGCATCAATCGCCTGCAATAAGCCTTGTGCCTTTTCCCTTGCAGCATCTACAGTAGCCGCAAACTTTGGGCCAAACTCAGATCCGGTCTTAGAGCGCATTTGCCCTATAACTTCATTGAGTTGTTTGTTGTCACTGTAAGCGTCAATTGGCAGCAATTGATCAAAACCAAGCTCTTTGGCGGTTTGTTCGATGTTTGGATCGATCTTAGCCAGCACAGCCAAGTCCTGCCTTGCCTTAGCCGAGCCCATTCCTTCGCTGGATGCCTTGCGGACTAGCTCGCCAAGATCTCGTTGTTTAAGTTCAGCCGGAACAACATTCTTGGCTTTATTAATTGCAGCCAAAGCGTCTTCAGAGCTTTTAAACAGCGGCCTAACAGCTTCAATTACTGTCCCGCCAATCTTTCCAGCAGCAGTAAACGCTCCACCAAGTCCGCCAGCAGTTGCAATTTCTTCAGGATTAAACTCGCCGCCAGCAGCTTTCTGGATGCCTTCTTGCACGGCTTGTTGTGCTGCACCAGTAAGGATAGCCGCGCCAATTCCTTCTGCTGCTATGGCTGGAGTTGCGATTGCAGCAGCAACAGTGTTCATTGCCCTTGGAATGTCACTCCATTCCAATCCGGGCTTCATGGCGTATTCTTGTTTGTCGATGTCCGACTTAAGAATGTAATTGCCCTTTTCGTCTTGGCGTACTTTTATTTTTGGAAATTGAGCCTGAAAGATCTTGACCGTTTCTTCTGGGTTTGTCGCCATCGTTCCCGCCGCCGCCTTGAGTGCAGCGCCAGCTTGCGGGCTGATCCCACCATCTCGAAAGATTGAGAATTCAGGCATACTTGTGCGATAGTTCGGAAGATTCTTAATCTCTTCCGTCATTCGCTCATTGCCGGTAATACTTTCCGCAATCCTGTTTAAAACTCCAGGCGTTGGAGTTTCGTTGTTTGCTGTCTCAACCTGTGTGTCCTTTTGAATGTCAGGTATCTGCGCCTGTTGCTGTGCAATTTGTGGCTCTAGTTCAGCAAAAGTTTTGATTGGAGTGACGCCCCAATTGGATGCAATGCGACCGCTAGTTGGCAGCACAATCTTGTTATACGATAGCTTATTATGCGCATCCGCAACACTATCATGGATGTCTTTCATCTTTTTGATGGCGACATCTGGATTAGTCGAAAAGGAGTTACTGAGCTTTTCTAAAAAGCTTATGCCTTCTGCGCTGCGCAACTTTGCTTGAAGCGTAGTTGGGTTAAGCTCAGACTTACCCATCATTGCTGCATACTCTGCAGTTCCCATAAGTTCTGGGAATTTGTACATTAATTCCACACCAGTAACTGCATCAGTCGTGATGATGTTGTTAACTGCTTTTACTGCGTTTGCTAGCAAGTATGCAGATTTAGCTTCTGGCGTATCATACTTCTCAGCATTCGTAATTTCGTTCTTTAAAATATCAAGAACTTCTGTTTTTTTGGTAAAGTCGTTTGAGTATGCAAACTCTTGAGCTTTCTTGTAATCAGCCGTTTCTTCAAATGGCTTGAGCTTGTTTTTAAACGCAGATTCAATAAGAAGCTTTTCACTGTCTAAATAAGCTTGAGCAGACTTTGGGTCTTGCATGTACAGCTGCCTGTATTGATTGACCATCTGCCTTTGATACTGATCATATGCCTGACGGTCAGCGTCATACTGCAATTGATAACGATACTCACCAAACTTCAGATTTTCATCCGGCTGTTGCTCTTGTTGCGGTTGCGAAGCCGCAGCCTCCTGTGCAGCAGCTTGTTGAACCAAGGCTCGCTCTTGAGCAGCTAGCCGCTGATCCTGCATAGCCTGGCGCTGTTGAGCCGCAGCTTGCTCTCTTTGCGCGGCAAGCTGTTGCGCATAACGCACATAGTCAATTGCCGCCGCAGATCTAAGTCCGTAGTTTTCAGCCATAATATTTTTATTGATTTGGATCTCGATATGGGACTCCCATCCACGATCCAGAGAAATCTTGTGTTTGGCGGGGCCTTGCTGGCGTAAAGTTTACTGGCTCGACTGGCGGCATTACCACTCCACCACCACCGCCTCGGGTTGCAGCAAGTTCTGCAATTCCTCGTGCGTAGGTTGGTTCATTGCGCAGGTTCTGCATTGCCATCTGCCTTTGGAAGTCCACATTCCCAGCGCCTGCTCGTGAAAGCATTGGCAGTGCCTGTTGCAAGAATTGTGCTCCTTCAATTGTGCCGAAGTTGTCTTGTTTGTATTTTAGAAGCGCATCAATTTGGTTTTGATCAACGCCCGGATACAGCGCAGCACGCACTGCTGGGTCTTTAAGAGTGGCTTCCATGATACGATTGCTTTTGTTTGCAGCTTGACTGTCTTGAAGGTAAGACCCAAGTGCGCCCAATGCGACCTGCCCAGCATTTACTCCTCCACCACCCATTCCTGCTGATCCTCCAATAATTCCGCCGCCTCCACCACCTCCACCTCCCGCTCCCATAACTGCATTGCTAATTAATGAGCCCGTAACCCCTCTCCCTAAAGCTCCAGCAGCAGTGCTTAATCCACCAGCCAGCCCCTTAACGCCGGGAGCAACTGACCCTGCCCCCGTAAAAGCCCCAAGCGCACCTTTGCCAAAAGTGGACAGCCCAGCGCCAAGACTACCAGCGGCAGCACCCGGAGCAGCCAAAGCAGCAGCGCCCCCTGTTAAGGCAGTTGCTCCAATCAAAGCGCCCATACCTAACAAGCTATTTTTTCTTGCCCTTTTTTCCGCTTCAACTCTTCTGCGTTCTTCTTCTATCAAAAACGCTTCCATCACTGCTCTATTTTCCAGACCAGCCTCACCAGCCCCCATCCCAGAATAGGCTTTAGAAATATCTCTTGCTATTTCAGTTGGGTAATAACCCGCAGCGTTAACTTGTGAAAATCCTTGCATATAAATAACAGGTTAAACAACTTCACCGTTTTCGCGGATGAACGGCACATCCTCGCCAAGCAAATCAAAGACATTCATCCAGAATCCTTCAACTGGCTTAAACACCCAGCCGTGTTTGTTCTGGCCGTAGTACCACTTGGCAAATGACACTAGCGGATCTGCAAACAGTTTAGACACCGCAAACTTAAACAATTTAGACTTACGCATCAAGGGCACAAATACCTCTGCCAGCTTGTAGTAGCCACGACGATTGCGCGGTGTAACATGCTCGTCCCTGTAGCGGCGAACAACTTCATCCATCACGCCATTGCCGTAGCGGGCCTCAAGCATGATAAAGCAGCAAAGTCCTCCGCTTTTTTGTTGCGGAGCCGGTTGAAGTATTGGAGCCCCTGCCTTCCCCTGCAAATATGATGAAGCAAAGTTGGCCTGATTGGAGTACTGGCTCATTATATTTTCGTAAGGCATCATATTGAGCCCAGTAATCACGGGATTGGTCGGGTTGGCGATGTTTAGCCCGGCTTGAGCGTACTGATTCTGCGCTTGATTAACCGATGTTCCATAAGCGCCTTGACTTGGCGGCACATTAAAATATGCGGCCATTGCTGGGGCCAGCGCCTGTTGTTGTGTGCCAAGGGCACTTGCAGCAATGTTGGCTGCGTTTGCCTGTAACGTGTTTGCAGCCTGCAAGCGACCAGACTCAGCTTCTCCTCTGGCAAGTGCCTGACCAAACTGTTGAGCTTGTGCCCCTAATTCGTATTGCTCAGCTCCTGCTTGTCTGGCGTATGTCTGGGCCAAAGCTGGCTGGTACAAATTAGAAATTGTGCCCATTGCCTGCTGTGCAGCAGCCTGACGCTCACGATAGCGTTGGTTTGCCAACTCTTCACGATTGAGCACCTCCGAGGTGATTGCCTGCGGGCCAAGAGCCATTCCACGGGCAGCGTAAGCCTCGCGGGCAGCTTGGGTAGCCAGACGTTCTTGTTCTGGCGTTAAAGATCTTCCGGCAGCTAAATCTAAGTTGGCTTGCTCTCCTAGCTTTTGAGCAGCTGCGGCCACGCCAGGCATTGCCCCCATGTATTGGCTTACAAGGTTTTGATCAATCTTACTAAGATCGGACTGCAACTGTGGGCCTGCAACTTGTTGCTCAAATGCAGTCAATTCTGGCCGCTCAGTCGCCCTTTGCGCCATCTGTGTGCCAAGTTGACCAAGAGACTGCAAGGTCTGCTCAGCACCCGGCATCTGCTCCAGATATTGCTCTTGATACTGAGGCATCAACTCTTGGTACTGCCCCAACTTGCCTCGCTGAATAGCCTGATTAAAGAGCGTGTCTGCGCGTGCTGCCAACTCGGCAGTCGGAATATTGGCAAACTGAGCGTCGTATTGAGCAAGCGTCTGTTGCTCGGCTGGTGTAAGCGTGCCTTTGCTGCGAAGTGCGCTGATTTCAGGCGTGTCAGTTGCAGCCTGAATATTCTTGATCATCTGCTCGCGTTGAGCCTGCCCCGTGACCTGAGCTAGCTGCGGTGCGTATTGCAGTTCAAGGTTTGCCGCCTCTCCTAAGACGGACTTCATGGCATCTACGTTCTGCTGTAAAATAGCCTTTGTGTCTGGAGCTTCAATAGATCTAGCATATATAGCCAACTGCCCAATAGTTGGCGTGTCTTTATCGCTTGGCTTTTTACCTAACGCAGCATAGGCAGTTGTGCTGCCTGTTTTGTAAGTAGACTCAAGTGCAGTAAGCTGTTTTTGAGCAGCAGCTTTAGCGGCAGTTGAATAAGCGCCAACACTTGAAATAATTTCATTAAGTTGATTCTTGGCGTCTAAATATGAATTATTCCAATTTGTAAGAAATTCACCATTTCTAGCATCGGCAGAATTAAGTTTAGGAACCGTAAATTCTTTAATTCGATCAAGCAATCCACTTTCTTGTTCAGACAATTTCATCGCAGCCTGCTGGGCTTGATATGTCTTAGTTGGAACCCAAGATGTTCCATTATATGTGGTATTACCTTGAACATCGCCTTCTTTTGGAGGAGGAGGCGGTGGTTGCGATGCTTGAAATGTAAAATTAGCCATAATAAATTAATTAAATGACCCCCAGTGCGCAACCTGGGTTGGGTTATCTTGAAGAGCAACGAAAACAAACTCTTGAGTACCACTCGCGGCTGTAGCTGTTACTATGTTCGTAGCAACTGCGCTTGGCTGAAAGTTGATCGTGGCGCTGCCAGAGAATGCCACCTTAAAGTTAAACGTCGCCCCATTTTTGCAGGTTCCTGGCAACTTGATTGTCTGCACAGCCGCCGCAGCCAAAGTGTACTTATAGAACTGCGAGAACGTGGATGTAGTCGTTAGTGTCTGCGTGGCAGTCCCAGACAGTGAAGCTGTCGCAAACGAGGCCAGCGGCAAAGCGGCAAGCGTAATCGCTCCTGCGGCGTTAGTCACAGTCAGGTTAGATCCAGCGGTCAGCGTTGCCTTTGTGAACTGATTGGTCGTTGCGTTGCCGATTAAGAGCTGTCCGTTCGTGGCAGGCGACAGTGTGCCGTTTACAGCATTGGCAAGAGTAGTCTGCTTTAGGCCTCCGCCAAAGTTAAGAAGGACCTGAGCAGTTGAAAGCGAGTTAATTTGAGCTGTTGTGATTGCTGTTTGCTCACTTATCGCTCCAGACAATAAAATGGCGTTATCGACATGAGCGTTTAAGTTGTCGATTGTAACCGTTGAGTTACCTACTGCGTATGTGGTGCCTTTTTGGATTTGTGGCATAAATTACTCCTGACTAATCATCGGTCTGCTTGCAGTAATAGCATGTACTGTAATGCCTTTCAAGGCTGGTCTTCCGTAAGAAAATATTACATAAAAGTCTACTGAAGATCCACGCATTGCTACTCTTGGTCTTAATGTGCCGTCTGAGTTTCCAGTAAAATTGTAAGTTAAAATAAACTGTTCATTATCTGGATCGTGAGTTGTTGCGTATATAGCAACGTAATCAGATAAAACATTGTTAAACTGAAACTCTGCTCGGCTGTATCTTTTTTCGGCCAAAGATCCAAAAGTAAATTCTCTAGTTCTTACATAGGACTCAATAGAATTAAGAACGCCATTTGCAAGCAATTGTTCGGGCAACACAAACGGCAACGCCGCACCATCTCCAGGTTGATATGCATCACCGCTTTCACGTTCTCCTTCAAGAAAAACGCCTCCAGCCTGAAGAGGATCTGTGCCGTTAAAATCAGTAAGTATAAACAACCTTTTTTGAGTCAAATATCTACAAACAATTAAATTATCTGCGTTTAATCCAATTGGATAACGATCTATGCTTTCCCAGTTTTTGTTTAACAGGTTGTAAATTAAAATCCTGTTGTTTCTAATTGGAGGATTAAGCGGATCTACTTCTTCGTAAACAGGAATGGCAATATAAAACCTATTGTCGTAATAATTTGCTACTGCATCCTGGGCTTTACTGTAGTCAAGATAATCAAAAACATCTGCAATTGGTTCAGACAACGGTGTTGTGTTTCCAATAACTTTAAGGTCTAGCTGCGGAGTAAGCAGGTAAACTCCTTTTGCTGAAAGGAACAAAACATACTGACCAGCGTTTACAATGGTACGTCTAGCCAGACATCCAAGCTCATTAGTGATAATTGTAACCTGACTATTGCTTGGCTTTGTAATGTCAAACCTTGGATCAATGTACGCCAAGTACACTGAGTTCTGCATAAACACCAAGAACTGGTTTTCGATCCAAGGCAAAAAGCCAACGATAGAATCATTTCCTCCTTGGTTGATAAGGAAGTCGTTTAACTGAAGGTCAAACTGTTCAGACAAAATGTCACTGACAAGAATCTGTTGGTTTCCACTTTTTACAACCAGTCTGTTCTGGAAATACAAACCAAAGTCTGCCGGAGGCACAGACACGGTCAAAAACGTCAAAGCCGTACCAGTGCTTGGATTTGTGTACTTTTGGTTTGCAACCGTGAATGTAGACGTGTTTGAGTCCCAAATTAGCGGTGGCTTGCCACGAACCGTCGTAAACCCAGTAAGTGCCGTGTTGGCCGCAAACGAGACACCAGTCGTGTTTGTGAACTGGTAAGTAAACGTACTTGCCCCGGTAACCGTGATGACGTAATTGCCGTCCAGCGCAGACTGAGTTCTAAAAGTAGTCGATCTAACCGTAACCTCGTTGCCAGTAGAATAACCGTGTGGCGTTGTAGTTGTGACAGTGACTGTCCCTGTAGCGCCAATCCCAATAATTGGATTAGTCACACTTGCCGTAAAGACAGTGGAATCTGCCTGCCCGCGAAAGATGTACAGTTTGTTAAGTGCTTGAACAGCGTTGGCAACACCATCAACTGCAATGGTTCTTCCAGTAGGAAACATGTACGGCCCAAGATAATCTTGAGCATAACCGCCTTGCTCTGGCCGAAACAAATACATTTGATCCGTAAAGATCAGCGCAATGTTGTCTCGTCCAAGACTGTCCACCCACGGATCTGACCCTACCATCACAAGAGGATCGAGATCGTTGTTGGTTAATCTTTGGCACCCTCTTCTGGGCTGTGCAATTCCACGCTGAAGCCGGACATTGACGGCTTCCTGCAAAATACCCTGTGGTAAATTGGCAGGATCAAGCCTACTGGCAAAGCCAATATAGCTGTTGTCGGATTCAGCTTGTGGTTGTGACGGCATTAAGAAATGAGCTTACTCAACTTGTCTACAATGCGCTGAAGATCGTCACGCAGCTCGATCATGCGCTCGTTGTGCATGTCTTCACCTTCTTCTTCGCCCATGTCATCTTCATACTCACCTTCTTCTTCACCATAGCCGCATTCAGAGCAGCAGCCGTTCTCTTCCAAAGGAGACTCGCACTCAGGGCAGGACTTCTTTCTGGATCCCATAGGACTTCCAAGAATCATCAATAAAGTTTTAGCATCAGTTTTAGGCATATAGTTAGGCGATTAAAGATTGTCCTTTCCCCCGGCGAACACACAGGTCAGCAAGAGCGTAAGGAGTATTGTACTCAAAATGAGGCGCATCATAAAGTTTCTTGAAGTTGCCGCCCCATCTAAGGTTGTGCTTTGCGCACAGCGTGGAGACGTGTTTATGCATAAGATCCGCTGTCCTTTTGTCAGCGGGTGTCCCGTCATCCATGTACACGTTACCTTTGAAAACTCCGCAGTCGATGGCAAGTCCGAAGTTGTGCATGGATGAACCTGGCTTGGCGTTGGTGACGATTGGCCCAGGTGATGTGCGCCCCTTGGCGTATAGCACCGCTTGATCTTCCCAAGAGCGAAGACCAGAGATTGCTTTGTAATCCAAGCCTTCCTTCGCCACCAACTCTTTAGCTTCCAGCAAAAACTCCGTAAATGCATCCTGAACTTCAGGAAGCAGGCTCTTAATGTGTTTTGCTGACCGCTCGTCAATCACCGTTTCTCGTTGCGAATAACGTCGATCGTTCCAAGGATGGTTAGCGCGGCTGCACCAACAGCATCGACGTGGCCAGTCTTTACGCCGAATCCAGCTAGAACCCATTTAAGAAGCCCGAGCCAAGTAGATGGTTGCTTGAGATACTCTTTCATATTAGTCGTTGAGTTGAGCGATTCGTTCCCAAAGTTTGAGCCTGTCTTGCTCGCACTCGGAGATCTTCACTTCTAGTTTGTTTAGTTTACTGTGCAAATAATACAGCGCCAGCGCCAGCAAAGATACCGTCAGGCCTTGTTCAAATATGTGGTTCAAAACCTTTGTAATGAACTCGTCCATACTTACTTCTTTTTAGCTGTCTTGGCTGATTGTCTAAATGCCTTTGCAGTTGGCGCACCCTTGCTGCCGGGTTTACGCATCTTCTCCTTGCTGCCAGCAGCGATCCGCTCGCGTTTGGCGTGGATGTTTGAGTAGAGTCCCTTCTTCATAAAGTTAGCACTTCCAGCGTCTCATGCTTGCCTTGGCCCGTTCAGCCGGGCCTTTGGCCTTGGCAACAACTCCAGCCATTCTAGCACAGAATGACTTCTTGCGGCCAGCATCAGCCTTTGTCTTTGGGTTGGGGGCAGGAGCCTTGAGGTTGCTGCCCGTCTCGCGGTTGTACTTGGCGCGTCCTTTTGCCGTCAGCCCTGCACCTTTAGACACGGGCAGCTTCTCGCCGCGACCAACGGACAGGGAGGTGGATTTCTTTGGCATATTAGAAGTAGGTTGTAATAATTGCTGCGCCGGACCCGCCATTTCCACCTGCTCCACTGTTGCCAACGCTATCAACAGATGCTGCCCCTCCGCCTCCCCCTCCTCCGGGGAATCCTCCATTTCCGCCATACCCTGAATCTCCAGTAACTGAAGAAGCTCCACTTCCGCCGCCGGATCCACCTACAGGGCCGCCACTCAATGGCAATGATGGCATATCAGTTCCATTTCCTCCGGCTGACGCTATTGCAGTAGGGCCGGGACTGCCAGCGGCTCCACCAGCGTAACCAAGCAAAATTACGCGCCCTCCACTTCCTCCAGCAGAGTTGACGTTTCCAGTAGTAACCCCAGCTCCTGATGCCCCACTTCCGGCTGCACTTGCCGCACAAGTTGACGCAGATCCACTAGGAGTGCCATTTACGCCCAGTGACCCACTTGCAGATGCGGATGCCCCGTTATTGCCACCATGTCCCCCTCCGCCACCAGACCCTTGCGAGGCTGTCCCGGCTGCTCCGGCTGCTCCTCCCGGTATAACTACATGCGTTCCAAACGATGTTTGACCACCAGCTCCTCCATTGCTTCCGTTAGTGCTATTAGCACTAGTGCTTGCTGCTCCAGTTCCTCCGCCGCCTATAGTTACAACTTCAGTTGCTCCAATGGCGCTTGCATCAAGCCAAAAATCAGCAATCTGTCCAGATCCGCCTCCCCCACCTCCGCAGCGCACAGTTCCTGCTGCTCCCTTTCTTCCAGATCCTCCACCTCCACCTCCAGACCAAAGTTGAACTCGCACAACCCGTGCTCCTGCTGGCTTTGAATAATTGGCAGTTCCAACAGTTGAAAATGTTTGAACATTTGGCGAACGGAAAGACACCAGCGATACAGCCGTAACCTGCCCGAGGTTGTTGACCGTCAACGATGGAATCTGCGAAGTGCTGCCGTAAGTTCCAGTCGGGTCGGGCGAAAGCGCAGCAATAGATAGCGTTCTGCTTGCTGAAAGATTGCCCCCTCCAGTAAGTCCTGTGCCAGCAGCAACACTCACCTCAGACATTGCCAGCTTACTTAGCGAGATGGCAGCATTAGTCGCAACATCTTCGTTGAGCAACTTCGATGCTGGAGACTGAAACACGCCGTTAATGACCTTTACGAGGCCACTGCCACCAACAGATGGGACCGTAGTGTGAACGTGCGCAGGTTGCGTTGCGCCAAAGTTAAACGTAATCGTCCTGTTGTTCTGCGTCGCTTTCCCTAAGAACTGGATGTACAGACGGTCACTTGTTGAAACAGTAGTCTGCGGAATCACTACAGACGCGATGTACTGTGCAGTTACCGTTGGATCGTAAATCGAGATGTCGTCTGAGGTGGCAAGCAGCGTAGCGGTTGTTCCGTCGTACTTAAATACCTTAAGCTGGACGATTGTCTGATTTGACGTAGTTCCAGTTGAGGACGCCCAAAAGTTGAAGTCAAACAGCCCGGCTGGGATGGCTGTGATATTTGGGTCTAGGACATCAGTAACAAAGTGGACTATTAGGTCATATCCAGTTGTAGACAAATCACCAGATGTATAGCTTGTGCCAGTTGTGTCGGCTGTGCGGCCAAGTTCTTTAACAATGGTTGGCGTTGTTGGCAGCCCGGTTGTTGGGGCATCTGCTGCCGTATTGTAGTTAAAGAAGAATACTTGTCCTCCACCACCAGACCCGCCACTAGGAATTTCACCCGGAACCCATGCAGTTCCACTCCACTGAAGCACCTGACCATTACTTGGAGCAGCTTCAGATACTGCATTTCCTTGAATCTTAGCCACCGTTGGGCTTGGCAGGTTACCGCTCAGGTCACCGCCAGCAGTCTGAGTTGCAGACATAGCGCCAAGCGCAGTTAACGCGCTTACAGCATCAGTTGCACCAGTGCCGCCTTTGTTAATTGCGATGATGTCGCCAGTAGCTACAGCCCCAATCGATGCTGGAGTAATCGCTGCAATCTGAGATGAAGTAATGGCTTCAACCTGTGCGCTATTAAGGCCAGACACCGGAGCAGTAGAAGCCCACTGTGAGCCATTGTATGTCAGAACATCCCCTGCATTTGGCGTTCCCATAGCCACGCCTTTATCTTGAATTAAAGCTGCATTTGCAGAAGCCAACACCCAAGGGAATCCAACATTAGGAGAATTGCCAGTATTGTTGTTTTGAAGCGAAACGTAGGTATTTGAGGTTCCGTTTCCTGTTACAACGTCGCCTGCTGAGTATGTTTTTGAAGAGTTCCAAACTTGCCCTGCACCTAATCCAGTACCTAGAGCAACAATCTGCGCGGACGTTAACGCCTCAACTTGTGCGCTAGTGGTGAACCCTGAAATCTGGTCAGTAGTAGCAAATCCAGATGCTGCATCAGTTGATAATGCACCAATGCTGGCAGGTGTAATTGCGGCAATCTGTGCAGATGCAATTGCGCTTACTTGTGCCGTATTTGTAAACCCGCTAATCTGATCCGTTGTGGCAAATCCAGCCAACTGCGAGGTTACTGCTATCCCAATAATCTGTGCTGTCGTAGCAAAGCCAGAGGCTGCGTCCGTAGACAACGCTCCAATGCTGGCGGGCGTAATGGCAGTAATCTGTTCAGAAGCAATTGCACTAACTTGAGCCGTGTTTGTAAGCCCGCTAATTTGGTCAGTAGTTGCAAATCCAGACAGTTGTGCAGTCGAAGCAAGGCCGGAGATCTGGCTGGTAGTTGCCAGTCCAGCTACAACAAGCGACTTTGTTGCGGTCTTAGTCGTGCCGCCTTGGTTAAGGACAACGATGTCAGCCGGGTTAACAACGGCTGCTGATGGAAGTGCAGAGATTTTGATGTCGGCCATACAATTAACTAATTAAAACCCAAGAAACAGAAGATTCATCCCAGCTATACTTATTGCCGTCAGATGGATATGCCACAGGCGGTTGCCAAGTGCAAGTCTGTTCATCCAGCAACCAAGATGGGTACGGCTGGGGCGCATAAAAAGCGTCACGCACTTCATCGTACACAAATCCAATGCCAGCGTAATTCTTGCGAAGCGGACGACCCTCAGGGTGTTGACCTGCGTAAGTGTTGTAGCTTGTCTGTATCCAAGTCCCCGGCAACACGCCAGAATCAATAAAGTCTTGTTCGGCAACAATGACTTGTTTGACTATGCCATCTTCAACTTGAGCAAAATGAGCCATGTTAAGAAGTAAATGTTAATGTTCCTGAAGAGGTAAACTCGTGGTAAGTAAATCCGCCGCTTTGTGTAATTGTTCCGCCTGTTGCGCGTGGAGTGCCTGCATAGCGGACTTTTATAATTCCAGATCCACCAGCGCCTCCAATTTCATATTCGCCGAGAGAAGGCCACCCAACGCCTCCACCAGATCCTGTATTTACCGTTCCGGCAGTAGCAAGAACGTCTGGATTAACGTCAGTATTGGCTCCTCTTCCGCCTCCGCCTGCCCCTCCGGGTCCGCTAAGTGCTCCGCCTGCTGAACTCAGCGATCTAGTTCCGCCGCCCCCGCCTGCTCTTGTCACTCCATCAAGCCAAGTTAATCCATCTCCTCCTTTTGCGGTTGTTGCGCCAGTTGCGCCAGCTTGCCCAGCTCCTCCTCCCCCTCCACACTCGCCATTTGATGGTCCATTTGCTCCGTTAAATCCTTGCCCTGGAATTCCAAGGCCAATTGGTAAATAGGGGAGATCTGCTAAACTTCCACCCCCAGACCCTCCGTTTCTACCTCCACCTCCACCTGCAGTTGAAACTACAGATAAAAAAGAAGAATCAAAAACACTATCTGATCCATTAAATCCAATTTGATCATAAATTGATCCCGTAGGGCCTCCTGCTCCTACAATTACAGTAAATGTCAATAAATTACTTAATGTTGCAGATCCAGATAAATATCCACCAGCGCCTCCTCCGCCACTTCCAAAATTAGTGGCCCATTTCGCACTTCCTCCACTGCCTCCACCAGCAATAACTAAATAGTTTAAACTAAATGGAGTTACAGGAGGAGGAGGAATAGGCGTAAATTGCCTTGAAAAAAATACATTCTTAGAAAGAAGAAACATATTTAATATGTAAAGTTTTGAATAAATGAACCATACCAATTTGTTCCATCGGAGGTAAATGAAAGTATATCCATTTTTCCAAGCGTAGCCGTGATTGTAGGTGGAGTTGCAGCCGCCCACCTTACTGGTGTAAATGTAGCTGTAGTTGGCGTGCCAGAAGCTGGCTGCCTAAGGTACAGTGCAAATGATTTGCCAACCCCAACAGCAGGCATAGTAAATGTGCATGGAGTGGCAGATGTCAGCGTAGCTGTCAAAACTGTCCCGGCTGTAATTGCTAGTGTTGCAGTCGCTCCAACTGTACCCACAGCTACTGTCCCTTCTGTGTAGCCATTAATGGTAGGCGTTGCAATCGTTGGAGACGTAGCAAATACATTAGCCCCGCTGCCAGTTTCGTCAGTTAGCGCCGCTGCCAAGTTTGCGCTTGAGGGAATTTGCAGAAAAGTAGATACACCAGTTCCAAGAGCGCTAATTTGAGTGACGCTAAGTCCGACTATTTGCGCAGAGGTTAGGCCCGTTCCGACTCTTGCTGCCGCCAGCGTGCCTGTAGTAATGTTGGTTGCAACCGTTGTGTCTGTTGTGGCTGACGCTGCTAGCCCACTAATTTTGGCTACTGGCAACGTGTTTATCTGGGAAGATGTGATTCCACCAGAAAGTTGAGCCGCCGTAATTCCAACACCAACTTGTGCTGCTTGAATTACAGTTATTTGAGCTGACGTAATAGTGCCTGAAATTTGAGCAGCAGCTATTCCAACAATTTGAGCAGAAGTAATTCCAACACCAACTTGCGCAGCAGAGATGCCAGCTATCTGAGATGATGCAAGAACTGAGATTCTATCCGAGTTAAGTGTGCCAGTAATGATGTTCCCGGCGTTTGTAGTGTCGCTAGTAGCAGAAGCCGCCAACCCACTTACTGCGGCAGCAGGAATGGCTATAGCCGCCTCTGTGGCACCAGTAATAATTCCATTTACGTCAACCGTAAACTGAGCTACTCGTTCAGGATGGCCGTAAGAGCCAGAAACAACTCCGCTTGGAGAAAGAGACTGTATTGCTTGCGTTTCAAGCGCAGTCACTCGACCATAAGAATCAACGGTAATAACCGCAGACTGAGTGCTTGAGCCAGCCGTAATTGCAGGTACGCCAGTTGTAGCAAGATTAATCTGTAGTGCGCCAGAATAAGTTATTGGACTGTTAGAGATGGCCAATGTGCTGGATGTGGCTCCTACGGACACAACAGTTCCACCAGCAGAGCCAGAAATAGGAATATTTGTGGCGTTTGTAATTCTGCCCTTTGAATCAACAATAAATTGACCAACTAAAGTATCTGACCCGTAAGTGCCAGCAATCACTGGAGTTGTCGCAAGTCTGTTAGGGTCAAGTGTGCCAACGGTCAAATCACTGGCATTATTACCGGGAAGCGGAGTTACATTCTGAACAGAAGTCACGCGCCCCTTATCGTCAACAGTCAATACTGGAATCTGTGTTGAACTGCCAAATGTTCCGGCAGACACACCGCTTGTCTGAAGTGCAAAAGTCCTATTTGCAACAAGCGTTCCACCACCCACAAGCCCTGTGCCAGCACTAAATGTAATTGAGCTTAACTGAGCAGTCGTCAAGGCTTGCACTTGATCGCTATTTTGGAATGGAGCCAATTGGCTAGTCAGCGCATACGCAGACAACTGGGCGGTCACCAGCGACGGCACCACAGCCGACGTAATCCCACCAAGTGCATCCAATGCAGCCACTGCTGTAGTAGCTCCTGTGCCACCTTGCAAAATCGAAGCCGGGGCGCTTGAAGTAAGCGCAGGCTGTGCGCCAAGTGCGGCAACCGCAGACGTGGCGTCCACCGATCCTGTGCCACCAAGTGAAACTGGAACAACAGGCAGCCTGGCTACACCAAGAGTGCCGCTGACAATCTCTGATGCGTCGAGCGTTTTAACCTGCGAGACTTCACACTTTTTAGTGTCTCCAGCCTGTACAAGTACAAGTGTGTCTGTTAAGCCAACCGTTGAGGCCGAGGCTAAGTCTGTAATTCTGATGCCCATAATTAACCAGTGGTGATGCGTTCGCTTGCTTCGTTGTTAAGATAGTCTCCTGACTCAGTCAATATTCGATCTTCTAATACAGGAGTCGGATTATATGCTTGTTTGCGAAATTTAAAAGTGTGTTTATTGCCTTTTACTCCAATACGAGCAACAATCTTCACCCCTGGAGCGGCCTCAGTTCCATTTCTTCGTGTAAGGAATTTGCCAATCATACTAATAAGTGTAAGCCATGTTCAGCTTTTGATTCTGACCCTGCTGTCTAATCAGTACGTCGATTTGCTGCTGAACAGCCATCTCTGCCAGTTGATCCAACGCCACAGCTTCATCTGCTCTGCCTTCAGACTTTAAGAAGTCTGCGCTTACTCCATTAACCAAGTAGTCCTTAAACCGATATGGAATTGTTACTCTTTGCCAAACTGGACTTTGAGCTATTGGAGTTTCTGTTGTTGGAGAAGTGCAGTTCCAAAAATCTCCAGCAGTTCCAGATGTTATAGACAAAAAGTTATAACTAGAAGATCCTTGAAGCGTGTCGTAGTATACTTGAGCCTTTTCAAAATAAACTTGGCCAACATTAAATCCTACTCCAAAAAGCCTTTCTGCATTCATCCTGTATTGGATGTACTTTTCTCCATTTTGCAGAAAGTTTAAATAAGTGGTTTCTTCCTTTTGGGGATTGGTTAAATCCTCAACCATAAAGTCCACTGGCACAGACCGAGTAGTAATTCTTGGATCTACACTCCATGCAGACAAGCCCTGCAATAAATTTGTTGGAAGCTCAACAATTCTTTTGGGGTTTTTCTCAAAAACAATCGTAGTTGTCAGCTTGCCATTTGGGCCTTGATATATCGGAAAACTAACAGTTGATCCGTATGGCAGCGAAATAACAACTTGATAAATATAATTTCCTATGCCGTCTTGTGCGGTTTCATAATCAGACATCGACTTAATGTCTGCCACACTTTCAAGTTGCCCATTAAAGTTGTAGTAAAATGGGTTCTGAAAACTAATTGCTGTAGATGCTATCGTATCAAGACGAAAGGCGTCATCTGAAAAATCTTCAGCGTAGATTCTTGGAAAGTTAGTGTCTAAAGTAAGCCGCAAATCTTGAGTGTTTGCCGAGGTCTGCACCCATAGATCAATGTCATTTTCCGTGGTAAGAATATCGTCAAGTTCTGTTGTCAGTGGCGGCAAATCAATAAACTCAATTGACTGGATCGGATTGCCCGGAAAGGTGCGCAAAAACCTGTTTGTGTCCGGCCATTCCTCGCGATCCCAGATTGTGCCAATGCGACGTGACGTGAAGTCGCGAATTGCCCCAAAGCTCTTCTCATTTAGCGTTGTGCGGTCTAGCCCGATAAGCTGACAGACTTCTGCAAGGATATCGCTAAATGGGACTGTCTTCATGCGTAAACGGTGCGGGATCTTACGTTAGTGGATGGCACCCAGCCTACACTAATTTCTTTTGTACCACCAGAGTTTACTTTGCACTGAGGATTATCTCTCCAAAACTCTGCAAGAAACTTCTCGTCATCCCAGCATTGATACCCGAGTTTGTGGCCCCAAAAATGGTAAGCGTGCCCCGGAATACTGCCGACTTTCTGTCCAATGCCATCAATCGACTTGTGGCGCATCTTGGTGTATTTAGCAGCATTCTTTGAGTCAATCTCAGCTTGGATACGGTTCATTTGCCAGCCGCGCCGAAACTCAGCCTCCATTGCAGGAATTAGACTAGGGTCGATATCAATCATAAAATTGTCTCTGTCTCTCCAGAGTGTCACACCACTTTTAGAAACGCAACCTCAGTCGCGTAATGGCAGGTGTCGCTCAGGAGTGAGCCTACGAACTGAAGTCGAACTTGCCAAGACCCAATGGGTTGCCGACAACAAGACCGCAGACGGCTTCTACGACGCGAGCAGGACCGCCACCGAAATCAGGCAGCGATTGCACAGCGGCTACGTTTCCGCCGTAGCGGACTTCGATCAAGTCCATGTTCAGGACAAGACCCTTGTACGGGGTAACCGTCCACGAGCCGGAGCTGATCGTGCCGAGGAACACCGTGGGGTGCAGCTTAACCGTACCGAAGTCACCCTGGAACACGTCCACGGACTGGATGTAGGTTTCAGCAGCAGCGTCACGCTGGAAGGTCTGCACCTTGGTTGCGCCAGCAGCCAGAACTCCACTGGTGGAGGTCGTTGTCAACTGAGTCGTGCCAAGCAGGCTGGTGAACGCACGCTTGAGGTCGGTGCCAACGATGGCATCGAACGAGCGGTACTGGCCAGTCTGGTTGTAGATGCTCTTGAGCAAGCCCTGCACTGCCGTGTCGGTCAACCCGCTGGATGCACCAGTGAGGATCGAGTCGGAAGGAGTGCGGAACTGCGAAGGGATGTCGCCAACGGTAGGCGTCCCGGTCCCTGCGGTGCTGATCCAGGTCTGGATCCCAGCCGTAAGGTAAGGAACGGAGCCGTTGTCCTGCTGTGCAGTCTGGTTCGAGCAGAGAGTCGTCTCAATCGAACGCTTGCACTGAAGGATGGACTTGCTGACGTTGTACGCCAGTTCGTCACGCACGCCTGCCACCTGAGCAATGTCAGTAGACAGCTTGGACACACGCACAGCAGGCATACGGAACACCTGAGCGTAGTTCGCCAGCTCGGCGCGATAGCCCACATCCCAGTTGGTGTAGGAGCTTACGTCCGTGCCGTCAACCGTGCCGCCCACTTGAGGGGCAGGATTGCTGTCTGCCTGCCAACGGAAAAACATGTTTCCGGGCTTGCTGCCCTTACGGGCCATCGACGTGAATGGCGTGTCTTTTGCATCGACAAGCGCAATCATGTCCATCAGGTCTTCGCGTTTACCGCGACCGCTAAGATTAGGTTCAGTTAGAAGTGCCATAATACTAAATAAGTTGAGTTGGGTTGTTGAATTGAAGGGGCTTACACAAACCCCATTGCTTTTACTAGGTCACTCAATCCATCTCTGCTTGAAGGATCCTTAAGGAAGGACTTCTGTGCGCGAGAAGAGTCATCTTTATCAACTTTAGGAGGAGCTTTAACGCTTGGCTGTGCTGGTGCTCGTTTGATTGGTGCGGCTTTAGCCTTTCCAGAATCTCGTTCTGCAAATACTTTCAACCCCTCAATCAATGCAGCAACCAGATGCATATGATCCGGGCGGCGCTTCACTTCAGGGAAATCACGCAGCACTTGCTGGGCAACCCTGTATTCTTCGCTTTCCGGTTTACGCATCCAAGGATGTTTGGCTGCTAGCACTGGCTCTATTTGAGACTTTTGGTTCAAATATTGAAGCCTGGCTGGCAGTTCAATTTCTTTTCTACGTCTAGCCAGCTTTCGCATGTCGCGAACCTGTAGGTTGTCTAATTCAATCTGATTACCTTGCGGGTCAGTAATTACACCACCATCAGGATTATCTTCGCACCAATCCAACACATATAATGCTCGCTGAAGTTCAGCATTTACTTCCTCGACGGAACCAAGTGCTTCTACAGCGTCAGATACGGTTGGCGCACTGGTTTGTGGCACAGACTTTAATGCCTGCAACTCACGCTCCATTTGCGCTAATCTGGCTTCTTTCTCTTCAAGTTGCGCCTGAGCGGCCTTCTTCGCAGCAACTAACTTGTTGATGCGCTTCTGTACGCCTCGGCTCAAAGAACTCTCTTCAGGCTCACCTTCTTCATCGGTGGACTGATCGGCTTCCGCTTGAGCTTCGACTTCAGGTTCAGCTTCCGCTGTCTCTTCCGTCTCAACCTCAGGTTCCGCCTGCTGCTCCTCTTTGGCTGGAGCCGCCTCCTCCTCGTTTAGGAAATTAGATTTAACAAAATCAGCTAGGCTGTATTCGTCAATCTTTCCGAGGTTATTTGCAACGGGTGTACTGTCTGCCTCCTGACTCCCGGCGTCAGGCTGTGTGTTTGTGTTATTCATGCTATAACGGTAGCAAGCCCTTTTTAATTCAATCCAGTAACGCTGGAAGGCCCGTTAGTGGCGTTATGCCAAATCTTTTTCAGGAGTCAAGCCATTTAATTGTCTAGCTTGTTTTCTTAATTCAATAAGTGTGCTAAAAACTAAATTAATCCCATCAGCCTGCCCTGCCGCATGTATTCTATCTTCTCCTTTGCAGTCTTTACTTATGGCAACCATCCAGTGTTGCTCTTGTAGCTGCTCAAGAACCTTACATATTTCTGACCAAACAAGGTTTTTCCCTGCAAATCCAAAAGCGTTCTTTTGATCTTCCGTCATATTACTGTTGTGCCTGCTGTGCCTGCTGCGCTACTGGAGTTACACCAATCCGGCCAATTTGCGCGTTTTGCTGTTGCATAACAGACATCTGAAGGCTCTTAACGTAGTTCTCGAAGAGCGCCCGGAAGTTCTCGTCCTGCTGAAGTGCAGCCTGCGCTTTCGGGTTGGCCTGCAAGACCTGTTGCGCGTATTGCAGCTTAGTTTGTGCAGCCGGGTCGTTTTCTTGGTATAGCGCCTCGTTGCCGAGCAGCATCATGCCAATGTCTGATTGCACATCCTTAAACATCTGCCTGCTGGCATCTTGCGGATTAAGGATCAAGTCTTTTGCCACCTCTGGAGCAATAGCCTGAATCATCATTTCGGTGAGCTTGTTCCTGTTCAAGACTCCGCCAGTGTCAAGTTGTGCAACCTTGGTAAGGAAATCAATCTTCTGCGCAATGTACTCCTTATCGAGATCCATCACGTCAAATTTGACCGTCAAATCAAACTCGTTGTGAATTTCAGACAAATTTTGCGGCAATTGACCACCAGTGATGCGCTGTATCTCGGCAGGTGACATGTACTGACAGCACAGACTAAACATCTGCCGGAAGATCGTCCGCCAAGTAAGCAGCCAAGTGTTTACCAGCATCTGCTGACTAAGCTGTGTCTTGCGTGGATCAACGCCAGGATTAACCGTGCCAAAGTAAGCTGCGTGACTAGCCTCAACACGTTGGATCAAGTTAAACGCCACACTCGGCTCGCGGGCGGGCGGATCCATGAACGTGTAGTCCGTTGGACTTACGACAGGTAGCTGCACTCCCGGCCCAACTCGATTGATGGCACCAATCCGTTTGACGACTTTAATGGGAGGAAGAGTCGAGAAGGCAGTATGATCCCGGATGGAATCGTGCTGCGCCTTGATTTCGTCCTGATCCGTGTGAGCAAGCTCAGGGACACCGCGAGTATCAGTAATAGCGCGGCGAATGCACTCACGACGGAACTCCACAAACGGATACTCTCCGTGCGCGTAATCGAGTCTTTCATGGATAGCATACGAGATTTGTTCCTTGCGATGATCGACTGCCGCCTGCGGACAAATAACCGTGTAGTAGATGCACGGAGCCTTGCCATCCAAGCTCTTGGTGTAGCAGTACACCACCTCAATCATGTTCTGATAGTTGAGCCCGTTGTATACAAGAAGCTCGGTGCTGGGCAGGATGTTCGTGTTGTACATCGTGCTGCTCTTGCCAGCCATCTGCACAGCCAGCTCCACCCAGTCTTTGTTCCATCCTTCTGTGGTGATTTTCTCGCGAATCTCCACTTCAGACATCCATGTCCGGCGGAAGATTACACGGGATCGCTGTAGGTCTGCCGTCTCAGGCGGAACAAGAACTTCATCCCAAGGCTTAAGAGCAATAATCTCAGGTAGGTTTTTACTGACATACTCTTCATCTCTGGAGGTCACTCCTGTTTCAGCCAACTCTTTAACCATCCGCTTTGCATCGGTGGCCGTAAGCCCTGGCACTGTAGCTTCAAGAATAGCAGCAGCCTCGTCAGACTGTTGCATGATCAAGTCCGGCAACTGCATCAGCGTCGGGCTCTGTGACTGCTGCGCCAAAGCAACAATCTCATTCATCGTCACCGGCTGTTCACGCTTGCTGATGTTCTGTCTCCAGCCAATAAAGAAAGCTGTCCACCCGTACTGGAAAGCGTACTGCGCCCCAAGCTCGGCCTCCCTGCGGAGCTCAAGCGGCATCTTACTGTCGCGAATCCAGTGCAGTAGCGTAGTAGCAATCCCGCTAATCGTCATGTCGTTCATGTCGATGCCACTCGTGCGAATGGTTGCACGCTCAAAGGCAGTTACCAGAAGCGACGAAAGCTCGTTACAGGTGGAGTCGATCAAACGATTGCGAACGTCGCTGGCACCCTCAAACGGCCATGCCGGGTCACCTTCGTTACGCAAATTACTATGCTTTTTCCCGTCATCACTTTGCCCGGCCCACCGAGCAAAACGCACATCATCAAACTTCGTCGTCAGGTTACCCTGCGTCGAATTAATCATTGCACGGTTGTACTCACTTAACAAATCCCCTACGTCAGGGACGGCTGTTGCTATCGCTAAAGGATCTGAAGAAGCTGAATACATAAATAATAAAAGTTCAATAGGAACCGCATTTAGCCATTTGCTTCATCTGCTTTTCCCATTGTTCGCCTCCAAAATATTGTGGCTGCATTACCACCATATACCCTAAGGCGTCAATTGGATCTTTACTAGCACCTTTTTGTCCATCTTGTCCAGTCCATTCCTTTAAGCTGTATATTAAGTTCTGGCAAGACTCGTGAACCATTAGTTTTGGATGATTTACACCTTTTACCATTGGATTTTCTACATTCCATGACAAAAGATCATTGATAATCATCACACGCTCCTCAATTGGCATGGCAGCCGCCGGAGTAAACATAAGCGGATTATCAGTCTGATAAAGCAAGTCCAACACTGTAATACCACCATCCTTGGTGATCGTCTCCGTTCCAGCCGTCCGCGGATCAATCCAACGGTCCACGATCATCTCACGCTTGTCTCCAGCCGTCTCCAGGCTCCAGATCAAGTCAGTATACTCGTTCACACCCCTTCCTGCTCCAGCTTTCTGTGCCGGGCCAGCCCGACCATCCGCCTTGTCACTAGGCAGCGCCCATTCCCCATAGCTTTGATCCGGCCATTCCCGATAGATCCATAGTATACCGTACTTGTCTACTCTCCCCCAAAGCATGAACCAGTTCCGCGCCCCAGCCGGGTCCACAGCCATATAGTTGCTCCCATCAGGGATAACCTCCTCAGCGTCTCCTTTCCACAGGTTATGGTCGCCAAACATGGGAAACTCACTTCCAGCCGTCTGGTCAGCCCAACCATAAGCGCGGATCTTGATATCATGGCTGGAGCGCCCCGAAAGCTCCTGCTTCATGCGCTCCCAGTTGTTGTACGGGTTAAGTTCCGTATGATACCAAATACAAGCGTGCCTACCATACAAGTTCTCGGCTTGGTACGGCATCTCGCCTTTTGGAACCGTCAAGACGTTGTTATTGGGTAATAATGGAGATTTGCGGGTAGCCGTCACCTTGGTACTGTTGATGTACTCCTTCACGACCTGGGTGTACCCTTGCACCGGCGTAAAGGTGACGATCAGCTTGCCGGACCGAGTCACCAGACGGTAGCGCAGGGTGTCGAGCCAGTTCTGCGGCACAAGTTCGTCGCACCAGACGTAGTCCACCTCGCCACCTTCAACCACCTTAATGTCCTGGGCATAGTTAAGGAACCAGATCTGGTTACCCATGTACACCGCCGTATTGTCGCTGAACCCGTTCTTCTGGCTAAAACTAATCTGCGTATGATTAGTACGTTTAATATTTCGTATCTCAGGCGGCAGGTACTTATAAAAGACGTTCTGCTGGGCAGACACACTTGTCATGTGGGTAGTGTGCAGGCACCAGATGCGGATGTTGCGTTTACTGTATCGTTCTTTCACCCAGGACGGCGCTTGGCCGTTGAGATCTGTCCCCACAAAAGCTTGAGCCATACGTTTGGCTGCGTACTCGGTCTTGCCTGAATTTTTATGTAAAATGCTTCCAATAAAGTAGTTAACATAACCATCAACGGAGATATCCCATACTGTATCTTTTCGTTTATGATAAACCTTGACGAGTCTAAGTTCGTTGTGTTTAGTTAAAGCCCATGAGACCACCCTTAAAGTCAATGATATCGCAGACTGAACTAGCCGCCGCAATCGCGCGCGGAGACACCTTGCAGAGCATTTTGGATGAAATTCAGCGCCTACATGGTCACAAATACTCAACAGCGTATCTGTCGAAGGTGTGCCGTGAATATGGCATCCAATGTCCGAGAAGCGGGCCAAGAAGCGGGAGGCTGCACAAAGGATGGCGTGGAGGCCGAATACAAAATAAGGACGGGTACATTGAGATTTACGCGCCCGACCATCCTCATCGTAAAAGGCATACTCCTTACATTCTTGAGCATCGACTTGTGATGGAAGCCCACCTAGGACGGTTTTTAGACCCGAAAGAAGTCGTCCATCATAAAAACGAAGTGACGACGGACAATCGGATAGAAAATCTTGAACTGTTTCGCTCCAATGCAGAACATCTTCGCGCAACCTTGAAAGGTAAGTGCCCACGTTGGACGGAAGAAGGTTTAGCAAGAATAAGGGCAGCGCACCAAGGAAAAAAAAGAACCAACTTTTGTCTGTCAGATGAGAAGCGACAAGCCCTCCGAGTCCGATGTCTTTTAGGGAACTCCATCCGAAGGGAGTTGAAACTCGATGCTCTGCCGAACAAAGAATTTGTTCTCCATTGCTTAGAACAGCGCGGTATAAGTTATCAACAGGCTTCTGAAAGGGCCTTGATGCGCGTCCCTGTACTTTCTTCTTAAGATCAAAGTCCCAAGACTCAACGTAAAACGGCTCGGTAATCTGATCTATGCGCCTGTAAACCTTTGCCACAGGATCGTATATCTCCGTCTCACCGGCCAAACATCTGTTCCCACCAAGGACGACGATCTCGTTAAAGCGGTCTAGCAGCTTGTCCGCATCCGGCCAGTGCGGCAGCTCGTGGCCATACCGCATCGGATCGTTCTGCTCAGCCTTAATCTTGTTCTCCCGCATCAAGAACAGATCAAGCACCTTCTCCGGGCCAATGTTCTGGATCATAGCCAATCTTTCCCGCTTATTTGGAATAGGCAGGATTGGATGATCCTCCAGCTTGTAGGCTAAAACTTTCTCGATAATTTCCTGATTTTCTTCATTCATACAGTTGACTTTCCCTGAAGATGCTCTAAATTCCTTGTGTCGTCAAATAGGCGACCGTGTACCCTCTGCACCACCTGAAACATCGGACGCACAGGCGATTAAATGGTTCCAGCTATCCCTCTTGAGCTGGATTAAACATCTGCTTCGGCTTCAAAGTTGCAGAGTACTGACAGTCACGCCTACGAGAATGGCAAGAGTTTCCCGAACGGGTAGCCATCACTCACGACTGTAATTGCGAAACGAACGACGACACTTATACGGATCGTTAATCTCATTTTTGTATAGTACTCCCCCAAGATAGGCAGTAATGCTGAGTCTTGGGGGTACTATGCTCACTCGCAACTCTCCTTGCCGGATTGTTTATCTCCGTCGGTGAGCAGCGTTAGCTGCGAGAGTAAGCACTGGGCGGAGCCCGGTGCGCACGGCAACACGAAGCTAGAGTAAGAGAAGTTCACTAGAGAAGAGGAATATCACTAGTGAGTAAGAAGTAAGCTCTAGCTTAAGAACAGATAATCCAAAGTATAGCCAACTCAAACGTGTTAAGTGGCGTATACTCGGCGCTTACCAGGCTTAACACACACTTAAGCGCGATATGCAGCATATAACCTGCGCTTAATGCGAATATAAGCGACTTAAACTTACTCTTAAGCCGATCAAGCGTGTCATATACTGCCAACTTGTCTTTGAGCGTCACCTTATGCATATGGTCTTGTTCTTAACCCGAATCTTCTGTCCTTTGCGAAAGTTAAAGCCTCTAGCACCCACAAACACTTTGTCAGCCATATCAGTCTTAACCCAACGACTGTTTGGATATAACATGACAATTGTCTGTTCCGTTGCCTCATCACTTACCGACAACTGCTGCGGTTCTGTCACAGGTGTCACTGACACCACGGGCACAAGCTCCTCCACAGGCTGCTCCTGCTCGGCCACATCACAAGCTAGCGTACCATCCAACAGGTCACTGCGATAGATACGACGCACACCGCGAAACGCCTTCCGCTCGATGTAATCCACGTCCTGCTTGTACGACATAGGCCGATACGCCGGGCCTAAGTGCTGCTTAACCGTCTTCTCGCTGAGTGTGTACTTGGTCATAATACAAACGACGGTACACTGGCTCGGTGTAGTGTGCAAGGCGGAGAAAGAGAAAGCCCGCTACGCTCCTCTAAGCGCAACGGGCTAGGCCAGCCGCTGCGCACGGCTGGGAGGTGTCTTGGACGACGTAGGGGAATGTAGCATGGCGACGGGTACACGCAAGCGCGAAGGGGGCCAGTTGGCAAAAAAAAGTCTGAGGGGGGCTATGGGTCGCCGTCGTCGCCGGTCGAGCCTGGTCGACCCCCGCCCCCCCTGCCTTCCGGTTTACAGAGTCAAATCCCATTCCATTTGACCTGTGTTGTATTGCGTTATTGCCAAGGTGCTCAAGCTCAA